GATGAACCTTTTCCTCCCCACGACCAAGCACTTTGAGCTACCTTCTCGCTCAGAGTGTGGCATCGGAGACATTGCTATGTTGAGCGGGGGGGATGTTTTTTGCTTTATGGGTGATCACTGGAGGATGCTGGGGGGGAGGTGGGTAGATCCCAAGGTCAAACAAGCATTTTTCAGCTATATAAAGTCAGGTTGGCCTGATTCTAATACACTGAAGTGGGATATTGATACCATTTTTGATTTAGCTGTTTTTGAAATTGTATCTGATTTTGCCCCCAAGACGGACTACAATACGGCCAAAAACCCCTTGTGGCTTAATAAGTTTAAGGAACAGGTACTCAAGACTTGCTGTGATCTTGAGCAACAAAAGACCTCAGGAGATGTTATTAATAGCCTTTAGATTGGCTTTGCATAGCTCTCGTATGTACTCTGATTGAGCCTCGATGGCTAAGCGATTAAATATCTCCATAGACTCCTCATCCTTATCCCACATAATTCCTGATACTGCCTTACAGAACTCGATGCCTTCTCTGCCCAAATAGTAGTCAATCGCAAGGGGTGGTGAAGTGTAATCACAAACAGAAAGGGCAATGTTGGCCAAAAGATAACAGTCATACTTCTCACCCGCTGAGTCCAGATACTTGCAAAGGAAAAAGTACGCCTCAGGTCTAGTTGGGAGTATGCAGATAGCTTGTCTCAGAAGGTGAGACTGGGTAAATCCTCTGCTACCTTGTGACTCTAGACAGATGGAGGTTCTAATTAGGGACTCGTAGGATAAGAGGAGATCCTCGGATCTCTCAGCGCACTTAATGTAGTGGGTTAGGGCTGAGGAAGTGTTCCCAAGCCGGTCATACTGTCTGGCTAAATTGAAATTAGTTATGGGGTTTTCTACGTCAGAAACAAACAAGTCTAGGGCGGTCTTAAATTCAGAATCCAAGGTGTTTTCTCCGTGCAAAATTAAGTTCAAACGACGTAAGGGGTGTAGAAGGATTGAGGTGAGGAGATGTTCCCCAATCTACCCCCCATTTTCGAGCCATGTACTCAGACTCATTAAGCTCCCTAGCTTTATAAAGTTGAGGTTTCAAACTCATGTCAGTCCTCCAGGTTTGAGACCCACATTCTCTATACTCCCCTCCCCCATGCGTGTACGGAGAGTCCAGATTGGTAATAATTTTTGGTGTACTATTGGGATCTCTTCTTAATCTTATCTCATAATCCACATCTTCAGCATAGCCAGGGTAAAAATTTTCGTCAAAGAGTCCAAACTTATCAACAACCCAGTCTTTTATTAAGAAGAGGTCATACATACCTCTCCCTCTATCCCCTGGTTCTCCATGGATCATCCCAACATCCATGTCTTTTGCTTTCATAACCATCTCCTCCAAAAGACCTGGGCCCAATTGAATGTCGTGATTCACGATAATCCAGTAGGGACTAGTAAGGTAGGACTTAATAATTAGGTTCCAAGCCCCTGCGCAGCCGATGTTTCCTGGTAGAGAGCAGACCCTGATATTCTTAATGAGGGGGTTCCCTTCCTTGATGATTCTATCTATTTCCTCGTCCAGTTCACCCCTCCCGTTATTGTTAACTATGAACAACTCATCTACAGGGTAGTCAATACTACTTACTAGTCTCTTCAACCACTTAGCCCCATTAACTATGGCTGTCCCCATAACAGGGACGGAGTAGTCGGGAGGTAGTAGATAATTCTTGACTCTAGGGATGGTAAACAGCTTATCAGGCAGTTTATTAAGGGGATATTTTTTAAGCACTGTATCTACCTCTCCAAGAGGAGCTGTGCTTCCTTCCTTGGCCACGTATGTTGCCATAAATTCATGCATCTCCAGAGTATTGAATTGTCCAAACCCCATATTGTCCACCCTGTCTCTAGCATGGGAAAAAGCTCTGGCCTTAGTTATGTATCTTTCAAGCCCCCCCATCCAACTGAAATGCCACCCCAAGTCTTTAATTACCTCCCCGTCCTGAGTTAAGTACACCACTTCAGCACCATGAGAATTATTTCTTATCTCTTGAATATTACTACCTTTTAGCTTACTGCATGTGCATGCAAACTGATATTTTTCCCAACTAACGGGGTTACCAGACTTATTAAAGACCTGGAGATCCGCTCTACCATATATCGACTCCATTGGGATCTTAATTACTTTATCTTTGTGTGTTCTTGCATTCTCTGCTATGAATCTAACAGCCTCTGGTCTTACTATCTCATCACAATCCGAAACTATAAACACGTCATCGTCATTGTATTCACTTAAAGCAGACTGTAAAGAGTCTCTTTGCAACCTCTCCCTGCACCAGTATTGACTAGAAACGACACCGTTAGTATTATGTTCACAAGCGTATAAATAATCAAAATCAGTTACTTCATCCTCTATATTCTGTGGGAAACTGACTTTAATAACTCTAATATTCTCCTTAGACAGCCCTAGTTCCTTTATAGTTTTCTCTACAGTAAACCCCTTATAAGCTCCTGTGTACGTTGTGTCTCCCTCAAGAATGATAAACTCGTCCACCACGTCTTTCAAGGTCTCAATTCTTAGCTCCATCAACTCCTTCTCATTGAAGTATGGGAAACAATCAATTACTCGGGGTCTTGAGTGGGTCTTTTTAGGGATCAAATCTAAGATCTCGTCAAGATATTCTCTCGTGATTTTGATCAAATAGGCAGAGTTGTCCTGGTATCCAAAGGTAACCATTAAATCCTCGCCTTCTGGACTCCAGGCAGCCCCACACACAAACTCAACCCTTCCCCCAAGAAAGTCAAAGGGGTTAGAAACGTGTACAACGCTCCACTCCCTATCCCAGACAACAAATCTGCTTCTATAAGTAGCATCTTTTCTATTGAGCTGAGACAAGTAAAGATCCACTTGGTGGACAATAGCCAGCCTGTAGTCCTTACCATAAGGAATTACTTGAGATCCACCCCTGAGATCGTGGGATAGGTCTATCTTATCAGTCCCAAGATACACTACTTCTGTCTTTAAGGTGTGTGGATCCACTTTTACCACCTCCGTAGGATTACACCACTTTACATAATGAAAGGGCATATCCAGAATCGGCATCCAATTTTTCTCACAATAAGACTTATCACCATTAGGAGCAGGTAGACGGGATCTCTTAACTTCTACATACTTCTCACCTTGTGGTTCTATTTCGCTTAACTCCATTCTCCCCTGACCATTAGGGAGCGTATCCCTCCTAACCCCCGATAAGTACAACTTATCTTCCCATTTAACCAACCTGGCGTCTTCTAATCCAATAAATTCCCAGACAGGGGTAGTGTCTAGCAGAGAAGTGTCCACCTTCTCAAAATCACACTCACCTACTACGCCTAGATAATTATTAGTCTTAAGGACCATTTCATCTTCTTTGTGAAGATATACAATAGGCCCCCAAGGGTGAGTGTATTTTTTAAGCTCCGAATGGTAGAGAGTATACTCTACATGTCTAACATTTACAATCACCCTGTCCCCATCTACTAAAATGGATGGGTTTGTAGTGCCAGTTCCGTTAGTCGAGTGGGAGTTTAAGAGTAGGGGAGTTAACTCGCCACCCCTAGCAATGATACTTTTTGCAAAATTATTGGGGATGTCCATTAAGATAGGCAATATCTACCTATCACCGATATTTAGTTCTCTACTTGGCCCCCGTCGAGAACAATAGACCCTCCGTAGATACTATCCGGCCTCCCCCCATCTAGATTACCAGAGATATCAGGCAGAGAGTACATAACTTCATTGTCATTGTTATCAAGTCTTTTGTAAAAAAGCTTGGCATCTTTGACGTTAAGTAATATCTCCCCAAATTCTAGATCCTCTACGGTTGGGGAGTAGTTTTGGACATTAGAGAAACGTTGAGTAATTGTATTATCTTGTCCATACAAAGATAACCCCTCAGGTTGCTGAACCCAAGTCTTCTCTCCTGTAGACCTTCCGATGAGGAGGTGATCTTTTGGGCCTTCTGGTCTACCTAGGTCAGGCTCTGCATCAGACAGACGCAGATATTCATTTCTGTCCTCTGGAAGCTTGTCAAATGGGGTCTTTTTTACCCTTCCGCTAAGTAACTTCATTGCTGCTCCTGATTAATGATTGAGATGATATTTTCGGGTATGTAATATAGGTTTGCTAAATACACTACCCTTTCCTTTAATAGAATAGATAAGGATACTTTGTTGGCCAGGATAGTCCATAGTTGAGAAAAACTAATAAGTCCATCCTTAATTAGCAAACTAGAGCTTAATGAGCTGATTAAAAGTGGCACAACAGATGCTGAGCTAGATAGGTAGTTAGAAATTTGATCATCAGATAGAAATGAATTCGCGAATCCCTCCCAGTCTGGCAATGGTTTGTTTTCGTTGTCATACAACTGTATTTCTTCCTCTGTCGCATCTCTTACCTGCCAACTTTGTACCCACTTGTTTTCAGAGTATACAGGTGTAACTTCGTTAATCTTTTGAAGCCTAGGGCTGTGCGCTGGAAGCGGTGAGGGATGAACAGGAAATATTGAAAATGCTTCTAAATCTTCATCAGATGGGTTGCTAGAGAAGCTTACGTTGGGGTAATCCATTTTTAGATCTTGGAAAGAGTAGGGCCACTCGATTCCTTGAGCTGTTGATTTTAAGTAGTTCATGAGTCTAGTAGTTTGTTATTGAGACCAATTGCAAACAAAAACGTTTATGTCGCCATCCCTTACCCCCACTACAGAGTCACCTAGGGGGCTACAGTCTAACATCCAAGCTGTGGTAAGAACGGAGACGTTTGGTGGTCTATAGATTCTTCCAAATCCGGTTGTATCATCCCACTCAATGGCTTGAAAATAATAACTTGATCTATACATTAAAGACTTACCTGAGGGGTGAAAGTCAGGGCCTCTCCATCCGATTGACGGAGTAATCGTAGTTTGAGGAGCAGCGTACTGGTCTCCAAATCCACCTGTGTAAGACCATTTGTAAGCAAATAGGTATGGAGAGATGCTAGGGTTATCTAGTATAACAACGTTGCCAGTAGGATTAAACGCTAAGCCGAAGTAAAGTCCTCCTACTGGAGGAGAAGGGGGGACAGGGTACCTGCTCCCAAACCCCGTAGACAGAGACCATTGATAGAATGAAAGAGCAAATGCTGCGACATCTCCAGAAGGCGAAAATCTGCAAGAATCTACTCCATATTGTATGGGTTGAGAAGGATCAGCGTACTTAGTGCCAAATCCCGCAGAAGACCACCTATATGCATCCGCAGATGGCGCTGCTCCTCCCCCTCCCCAACCCAAAAGAACTGCCTCGCCTGAGGGGTGAAAGGAAACACTCTGAGCACCCTTAGCATAGATTACTGAGGGATCTGGTAGACGTGCTCCGAACCCCGTAGAGGACGACCAAGAGTAAGCAGCGAAAGAACTCAATCCAGATACGTAACTCGCTGATGCAAGGATTATCGCATCACCAGAGGGACTGAAATCTATGTCTCTTACCACCGATGCAGGTAAGGATGCTGGGGGAGAAAACGCAGTGCCAATTCCAGTTATGGGTGACCAAGGGTAAGCGGTCACGAATGGGCTACCACTATGACCAATGACAATGGCATCTCCTGCTGGGGAGAATTTACAAGAGTATACTCTGCCAACGGCTGATTCGTACTTGGAAAACGTCTTTCCAAAACCTTTGGAGAAAAGAGTAGTTGCCATTAAGGACTCACGACCAAGCATTATTATGACCTCCCTTGCATTTGAGCTATCTCAATTATACTAGTCCCCCCCACTACTTCAATGACTACTTTTTCAGTCTCTCCAGAAGTCAGAGACATGATACTACCCCCGTCCCATTTTACAGAGTAACCTGCACTAGTATTGCCTGAAAACCAGCTTATAGACCCACTGGTAAAGGTAAAAGACAAGACCCCTCTCCAAACATAGCCAGATGGAAGGCTGGTCAAATCTATATTACTTAAATTTACAGTTACGTTTGAGGCGATATTTCCAGATAAGAAGAACTCATTACCGGATTTTATATCTAAGGTATAGGTGGTTCCAGAGAGACTTACATTTACTCTCTTTTGGATCATCCCCTCCCCCATCACTAAGTTCCACCCAGCAAGAGAAGGGGTATTAAGCCCTATTCCCGTAAACTGAGGGGTAGAGCTTATGGAGAGGTTTTTGGTGGGAGAGTCGTAGGACAGTGGAGAAGTTGCGCTAACAATCCCCGAATCTCCAGATATCCCTTGAATGCCTTGGGTACCTTGACTACCAACGACCCCAGAGATACCTTGAATGCCCTGTATCCCCTGAATACCCTCACCACCAACGACTCCAGAAATACCTTGAATGCCCTGTATCCCCTGAATACCCTCACCACCAACGACTCCAGAAATACCTTGAATACCTTGTACACCTTGTACACCTTGAAAACCTCTAAGTCCCTGAATTCCTTGTACCCCTTGAGGACCTCTATATTCCCCAGCTTCCCCTATAAGCTCAAACTCACTCCAAGAATTGGTAGTGACTACCCTGCCATTCGGTTGAGTATCAGGGTCAAGGACCATAGTTCCAGGCTGATCAGCCCCCGTAGTATCAGTATTACTAGCTCTAACTAAATACGTCCCTTCTTCTTCCCAGAGAAAGTCCTGGTAGTTATAAGTTTTAATGCCATAGTATTTACCCGCTGGTACGAAAAATTGGGAAGTGATAAGTAGTCTATTGGTATTGGCAGTTCCGTTATCTCTTACCACAGCCACAACTACAGGGTTGTCTAGAGCTATGTTGTCATAGACAGTAGCAACGGAATAAGTCCCCGCAATATCCCTCTCGTCCAGCTCTTGAACGACATTTTCGAGATTGGTGTAATAATACCCACCCGCACCGACACGATAATCTCTATTTATCTCAAGTGTTGCGCTGACCCATATAACAGACCCAGTGTCATTGAGATATACATCTCTATTATACCGTTGTTCGGTATAATTCCCCCAGGTACCACCAAAACTTTCAATTACAGTGGAGTTTCCGGTCTCACCTTTCACCCCCTGAATACCTTGTATTCCCTGGATACCTTGTACCCCTTGAATACCCCTAAATCCTTGCACACCCCGGCTTCCTTGTACACCTTGGAAGCCTCTAAATCCCTGAATTCCAGTATCGCCCTGAATTCCCTTACTCCCCTGGACTCCTTGAATGCCCTGGAAACCCCTAAACCCTTGAATACCGGTATCGCCCTGAATACCCTTAGTTCCCTGGACTCCTTGAATGCCCTGGAAACCCCTAAACCCTTGAATACCGGTATCGCCCTGAATACCCTTAGTTCCCTGGACTCCTTGAATGCCCTGGAATCCTCTAAATCCTTGAATGCCTTGAGGACCTTGAATGCCTTGAGGACCTTGAATCCCCTGAGGCCCAAGCATTCCTTGGATCCCTTGAATGCCTTGAATCCCTTGAGGTCCTATAACCCCCTGTACTCCCTGTATTCCTTGTATCCCTTGTACTCCTAGTACAGTTCCTAAATTATTCCAGTCTCCATTTGTGTCTTTGATCCAAAGGTCAGAGGTGGAGAGCTCTCCAACCGAGTCCCCAGGGACAGCCTCCGGGAAATAATAATCTAACAGCCCCTGAGGATTATTAGGCCCACCTCCAGGGTAGGTGGTGTTTACATCATAAACAAAATGATCTGGTCTAATTCCAGAAACACCTTGAATACCTTGAGTTCCACCATAAGGCAAGGTGTTCCAATTATTGACTCCATCGCCTACCTTATAGTGCCTAGTATCAGATTCAATCGCTAACTCCCCGTCAGCAAGGATTGGATTGACCTCACTCCAGGTGGTTGCACTACCTCTTCTGATCTGGATCTGTACAGGCATTGTACGGTATACTTTACAGTATACCTTTAAACATCAGGCAGATGTCTCTAAATAGCTGACTATTAGTTGGAGCTTATTGTTGCTATTTGCTTTCGCAAGAAGTCTGTCCCCCTCTTCTAAAACAAACTTGCCTTCGATAAATTGAAGGGAGTCGTTAATAGGGATTTCCATATCAGGTACTACTATCCCCTCACTCTCGTCAATAGACTTGATGATTTTTACGGACAGAATCCCAACTCCTGATGTTGTGATATTGGTAGCTCTACCATCTAGTATAATAGTAGCCACTGAAACAGGGACTTCAATAATGTCTTCAAATGTTGTGGTAAGATTTACACATTTGGACTTAAACTCGTTAAGAGGTGCGATAGCCATAATTTATTGTAATGCAAGGATTAGTGGGGTTATTTGAGAGAAGAGACCCCTGGAAAATGAAACCCCACCAACAGTTCCAGTAGCTTGGTCGATAATGACCCCATCTCCAATTCTAAAATTGCCTGCTTGGTCTGTAGAAGTAAAGATAACCAATCCCCCGTCTTTCATCTCCACCTCATTATCTTGAATTGAGGTACCGTTGTTAGTTGGTAGAGACTTTTTATCATCTGGGCCAGACCCCACGTACTCTAGAGTTATAGAGGAGGCGAGGATTTTGCTCTGCTTGAAGAAGGGAACGGATGTGCCGCGCTCCAAGTCGTAGGTTATGGGGGAGATCAGAGTGACCACTGAATAACCATTTTCAACATTTGTGGACGTATTCACTGTGTAGTAAATTGGGTTCATCTGTATTTCAATCTCTGCTTGGTTCCCACCAAGAGGGGGTGCCTGTACCACCACTCCTGGAGTCTTAGTCGTGTACCCTCTGCCAGGCCTAAGGACAATTACACTGTCTACTTCCCCATTGAAAATGGTTGCCCTACCCCTAGCTGGAGTCCCCTGGGGTCCGAGGGGAGGGTCAATGGTGATGACAGGGGGCTTGGTGTAACCAGAACCAGAGTCTAGGATTTTTATATTTTTTAACTCATAGTATTGCGTACCAAAGTACATCACTTGCCCATTGTATGGCTTTGTTCTGCCCAAATTTTTGATCTTTACTTGGAAGCTTCCAGCTTTGGTAAACTCAGCCACTTCCCCCATAAATTCAATCTCACTCACCCCCTTTGCAACCATTGCGTAGTCACCAAAAGAAGCGTTAGAATTGTTCAGGTCACATTGCCCACCTGAGTTGGTATAAATTCCCTTGCTACAGTTAATGGTAAAGAGGGACACCAATTGAGCGTAACCGCTATTTTTGATCTCTACCCCTATCCCTCCCTGATTGTACTGAGTATAGGAGTCTAAAACCATAGACCTAAATCCTTGGGCATACTCCCCATCCACCTCCATTCCTCCTCCTGTCGTTGTTTTGGAGGTACAATTTTGAATGTACGGAGACCTGCTAATAATCCCTGCAGTACCTTGACCGTTGAGTCTGGGGAAGGCGACGGCAAAAGCGGGGTAGAGGTGATTGGAAAATGTAACGTTGGAGATCTTGCTGCCGTTGTTGACATAGAAAAGATCAAATACTCTATTCTTAGCGACAATGGTTGTAGATCTCAGATCGTCGCCGACTAGGGCAGTGTTAGAAGGGAGCTGGAGGGGGTTGTTTTCTTCGTAGACTCCTGACTTGAGGACAATAGTAGCTTTGAAGGTAGGTTGTTGAATCGACCACTGCCCAGTGTTTGTTGCAGGTATGTTATTGAGAGAGTTACTAGAGACGGCTGTAGTTAGAATGTTTACTAGAGAAGTGACATCTTCTCGTACCGAGGAATAAGTGGAGGAGGTGAGAAGGGTGTCGTTAATGTAGTCCCTTACCTTGTTAAAAGCAAAAACTGAGGCTTGTTCTTCACCTACAACCCCATCAATAATTAGTTCTTGACTTGCCCCAAAGTAAGCCAAAGTAGCTTCGAGCATATTGGTATTGCTACTCTTGTACACGTCTTCAGCTATGGCTTCAATAATAAACCCCAAGTCCCTTTTACAAGTCAGTTCTGTTTTATTCAGAAGGGGGTACTCAAGCACGGTCTCCCCCCAAGCATAATTAATAATTTGATCGATTTTGGAGAAAATTAAATTTTTAGCAGACTCATTTTCATAACGAGGGCCTGAAGTCAAAATTGTGTTGATGATTGAGTAGTACGTATTGATAGTGCTCTCTACATCTGCACAAGGAGGGTAGGTCTCTTCCATGATCAACCCCTTTTTGACAAAAATATCTTCAAATGAGTAAGTAGGTGTAAATAGTCCCCCCTCTTCATTCTCGACCCAGGCTCTGATAGCTAATATCATAAGGTCTTTGGCTTTGTTCAGGGTTAGTAGAGTCTGATCAACCTCCCCGTCGATATAAATAACACTTTGCGAATCGTAGTAAGCCTTGCCAAACTCGACACTATTAACATTCCCTCCATTTTTTAGATCGGATGCAATTGCGTCAATAAAAAACCCGATATCCCTACTACAAGTTTTTACAGACTTATTTCTAACCCCAGCATCAACTTCTGGGAATGAGGACAAGGATTGAGAGTCTAGTGAAGAGGAGGCCAGCCCAAGCAAGTTTGAAACCTTAGTCTCTAAATAGTTGTAAGTCTGAAGAGACCCCGCTAGGTTGTCTATTAAGTCCCCCATTTGATCTTCTATGTAGGGGATTGCACCTGAGATTGCTTCCTTGAATGTGCTAGAAAGCTCCTCGTTCGACAATAGATATGAGACACATTCATAAGTGCTCTTATTTCCAAGAGACACAGCATCCTCAGATACAGCGATAACAACGCTGCGCAGCTCTGTCTTCAACAATTTAGCTTGACTGGACAGGGAGGAGTAAGTGGTTTTGATCTGATCCCAGGCATAGTTAGCAATGTCAAATCTCTTGTAATAACTCTCTACCAAGAACCTATTGTCCTTTAGTTTTGAGGGGAATCGAGATAGAGTGTTGTTAGTAAGAGCATCCTGAACATACTCCACTAATTCAGTTACCTGGGTCTTTATTGATCCAAAATAACTACCCCCTTGAGCTGAATCAAGAGCGCTGTTTATCTCAGTATTCAAATACCCAAGAGCTGAGATCGTTAGGTTTTTTTCTTGACCTGATAATATAGAAGAGATGAGGTCGCCAGAGGCGTCAAAATATGCTGAGGTGGCTTTTCTCGCCCCTTGGTAACCTCCCCACAGGACATCTTCTGCAAGATATCTTGAAATGAGACGCAGATCCCTCTCACACTTATTAGATGTGTTATCATAACCAGGGCTCGAGCTTATTTGTGAAAGGACATTATCCACAATGTCGTCTAATGAGGTATGGATTACTTTCCTAGCCGCCTGGGCTTTCACATCCAAATTAGCCTCTTGGGGGAAACTAAAGCCATCCAAGTCGGTTTCTGTCATTAGAAACCCTAGCGACTCCTCTTGGATTAATTTTTTGTTAGATAAAATAAGGTCTGCAGCATCTTGCAGCTTTCCTAAGTATCCTGACTTTACCAGCTGGAGCGCAGATTCAATTGTTAATTTGGCAGTTGTCTCGCTCAACCCGTCATTCTCATCGTCTCCGCTCTTAGAGACCCAGTAGACGTTCTCTGTAGCTGTGGTTGTCCACTCTACCCCGTCTCCTGTGCTCAGAAGTAATTGTCCAAAGACACCCGCAGACTCGTTTTTATCTATAACTAGATCTTGTAGGGTAATTGGTCCAGAAAATAAAGTACTCCCACGAAACTCGGGATCCCCGGTGAACAAATGGTCAGCAGATATCTCTCTATCTATTGATATATGTACGTATTGGAGATGGTCGTCATCCCCTAGCCCTTTAAGGTCATCCCCATGGTCTAGTTTCTGTAGAGTTAACTTTCTCCTACCACACTCAGCACCCTCAAGTTTAAACTTAGTCAGGTCAAGCTTTACTTGGGTGGCGATATCCCCATCCCCGCCTACAAGCACATTATTTCTTCTTAAGAAGAGTCTGTTTGTGTCACAGCTTTTATCCTCAGGGGGTTCTCCGAAGACATTAGAGCTGCAGTTTTTTCCAAACAGATTTGCCATCTTCCGCTATTATCTAATTTACCTTAAACTTGTGAGTAATTTAGATATTTAGAGATATGCTCCACCCCTTGCTAAGCAAAGAAGCTACTGCTGCATCTCCAATTGAACTGGGCAGAGAGGAAGTACCTCCGTTTATAGTTATAACTCCGTTAGATTGATTAGCCGTGTCTAGAGAAATTAAAATATTATCTACGCTTTGCTGAGATAGGGCGCAGTTTTCCCACGCCAAGTAGAAGTCTACACATTGACAAGTATCAAACATATTTGGAGGAAAGTCTACTAAACTCGTGCAACCCCTCCATGTGCGATAGAACGAAATACTATTACTCATGTTTAAAGCTGGAAAGGATTGTAAACTACTGCATCCCCACCAAGCACTTTCAAAAGTAGTACCAGAACTCACATTTACTTCGAGTAGGTCGACGAGATTCGAGCAAAAAGACCAAGTGGATCTAAAGTTCGTTCCAGAGGAAAGGTCTAATAACGGAAAAGATGTAATATTTATGCAGTTTGACCAAGCGAAAGCAAAGTTGGAAACACAAGATGTATCTACTTCAGTACTACAGAAGTACGGAGGTTCATCGCAGGATGGCCATAGCTTAGTTGAGCCCAGAAAAACTTTAGAAACCTGGTCTGTTCCCCTATAAAATTTGTTGATATTAGCAGACTGTAGTTTAACTCCACTCATTTTATTTCAGTTCACTATTAGGTACAGAGTCTGCTCATTTTTAGTGGACAAAGAGTCATATTCTGACTGTGTCAGAGAGACAATATTTGAGACTTTATCAAAAGAGGGATTAATGGTTGTGTCACTCTTTATATAGTCATCAAGAGTAGAAATTTTTACAAAATCTGACAGACCGAGACTAATATCTACTGAATTCTCAGGTACATTTTCCGATATAGATACACCTGAGTCCAATAGAACGAGTTTTGACCCTGTGTAATCTGTGGTTGCGGTAACAGAATCCAGGGTAATGACATATTGGCTTCCAGTAGCTGGGCTAAAGGAGACGTAAGATTCCGGTTGCCCTGTGACCCCCAGACTCGAAAAACTGAAGAAATTTGTTACATTTTGAGCGTCAAACCCAATGATATTGAGGTATATCTTGCCGGGCTCATCTTCATGGAAAGTTATTTCCCAGAAAACATCAGATAAATTAGGGTCTTTATTGTTATAATCTACGGAACCTTGAAACCGCACCGTGCTGGTTCTTTGGCCCAAGGTTCCTATCGCTCCTGTGGAAGTCACTTTTTGGTAACTACCATCTTTACTACCTACGAATACACCGGGGTGAGGCACTGCCTCAATCCAAGCATCGTAAGTTGTTTGTCCATAATCTGCTGTCATACCTCCAAAAGTAAAATAGCTGTTGGAGTTTATAAATACACTGCTGTAAGAATTTCCTAAAATCTCTACGGGAAATCCTATGGCAACCTCAACGTTGTTCTCATCCCCAAAATTGCCAGTCTGACTCAGATAAGGGGATATGTCAAAATCGGTATTCTGAGTGGGGTTAACTTCTAATAGATTAGTTGTTGTATTAACAGTGTTAATAGTGGTGTTGGAGTAACTCGCTACAGTTATTCCTTGAGAATCCTCACCCCCAATACCACCATACGGCAAACTATTCCAATGTGTAACACCATCCCCTATCTTGTACCTTCTGGTATTAGTCTCTAGGGCCATCTCCCCTTCAGCTAAGATGGGATTTTTAGTGGACCACTCGGTAGAGACACCCCTTCTAATTTGAATTCTTACTGCCATGGGGAAACGTTTTAACTATCTTTAAACTCTCAAAGGTGGTTCTATGAAGTCTGAACGTGATCCGATTTCGACGACTTGATACAAGCTTTCAGGAGTTTTTCTTCTCCTATATCCACTACACTTATCCTCACCTGTACCTACACAGAAATGCCTCACGCATCTGTCTCTCACCTCATCCCCCACCTCCATGTTCTGAATTACTACATAAACACACAAGGTTTCTCCGCATGGGCTTAGTTTTAGGAAAATATCCCCCTTTTCATAGAGAAACTGTTTAGGAGTTTTTGCCTGTCTCCACTTAAAGACACAAGAAGACCACCCCTTGTCAATCTCCCCCCAAGCAGTCTTGTAGCGATCTAAGTTTACAAAATCATAATCTTCAATCAGACCATCATAAGTATAAAGCTCGTATTTCTCGCTCAGCTTTAGCTGCTCTACCACATCCCAGTTACTCTCTACAAAGACATCTTCCACCAAGGGGATATTCACTTTGGCCTCCTTGAGAACTGCCTTAAACCCATCATTCTCAATAAAAATAACTCTATCCCCCTCATTAAAAACCCTCCCCTGTTCATTTAAGGGCTGGTCTAAACGAAATAAGGGATAGAGTCCTAAGAAGTTAGGGGAAATGTTTGAGAGTGGAGTGTCTACTTCCAACCCCAGGCAAGACAGCTCGCCTTGAGAGCTTGGACTTAGAGCTAAGTTGCAACCAGACCCAAATAGTTTAGTTCCCACATTATTCAGTTATAGGTGAAGTTGTCCATCACAAAGGTCAGCTCAAGGCTCGACACATTAGACTGACTACGATCGACCTGGCCAAAAGAAAGCACAGTAATTTGGGCATCAGGGATGATGATGGCTCTCTGACCACGGGGTTGAGGATCTTCACCGCAAGTCACAGGGGTGATGGTAACGGTGATGAACTCACAATTGTAAGACTTCCAGAAGTCCACAATATCAGCGTGTTTTTCAGGGTCGAAAGGAGTAGAAATGGTAGACTCTGAAAGGACTTTAGGCCCTCTTAGTTGGAAGATTCTCCCTCTTACCCCATCCGCGTACTGGGTTGAGTTCGCGGTATCTTTAATCCCTGAAAATGAAGTGAAGAAGTGAGAGAACGGAGAAGCCTGTACCCAGTATTGTGAAACAGTCGAAGGGCGATAGGTAAGCATCTTTATATCTGTAGACTCTGCTAATCTTTAAACCATCTCTTTATGGGCTTTTTAGACTGCTTCCATCATAAAATAAGGCTCAAAGTGTGCCCAATACCCCATTGCCTCAGGGTCTACTACGACATAGTCATTATGGACGATAGCTCTGTTCAGCTTATATGCTCTTTGGTAGATTTTAATAAGACTTTCTATCTGCTCAGCTTCCATGGGATCGTCCCTTCTTACATACCCTTCAAATTCCCCTAAGTCTACCCTCGCTTGGGAGACTTGAGACGAATACTTTTCTGGAATTTTAGTAAGCTTTCTTATCTCTTCTAGCAGACGCTTAACAATATAAACGATCTCTCCTGGAGTTGTGTGCTCATCAATCTTAATCTTATCCATCTCATTTTCGCTATTCGTCTCATCAACCACAACCCTATCCCAGCCAACTTCGGAAGTTTTGCCAGAGAACCTCTCAGCAATGAGCTTAGATACTTTATCCTTCTGAGTTTTATCCTTAAGATCGCCATTTTCATCAAACTCAGTAAAGTCAAGATTGACGTGTGGGACGATAGTTTTATTAATATCCGCTTCTCCCATAGGAGCCATTCCCCCGCCCATCTCAGCCATGTCCATCTTACGCAGAGAGGGGATCTCCAGCTTATCCCTGAGCCAATCCAGGTCAGTAACTTCGTACCCCACAGCCTGGAGCTGTGTAATCATTTGGACCACTTTTACAGGATCTTCACGTTGCTCCAGATCTTCGAAGTTTCTTCTAAATCTGGGCACAGGAGAGCCAGGGTAGTTTAGCTCCACCAGCCATCTAACAAGAGTCGAGGTTAGGGTCTCGTCGATCTCTTCAGAGAAAGCTTTGGCTTTTCTCATCCTCACACTATCTGCAACCTGGTCTCTGGCAAAACTACCCACAGAGCCAGTTTCCTGACCTACTGTGGTCTCTCCGTTGATCAGAAAGGAGATTTGTTGATCAATATAAGTAATAAGCTCAGAATAGATCTCAGGGCGACCAGCATTTGCCTCCAGCCAGTCCACACTCATTTCATCTGGAACAACGATTGCAGTTTCTTGACCTAGTCTCTGTAGTGCTGTAAAAAGGGAATTAATTTCTTCCTCAGGAGTGCCAAGAGAAAACTTGCCTACAGCAGTAGGTGTTGTATGCTTATCCGCGTACTGCAACCAAAAACTCATCAGAGTCCTTCTGAAATCAATCAATGCATACAACTGCCTCCCCAGACCCGTCCCATAGGGGTCCATGAAGTTGCTATACGACCAGTGCCTATGAATGATCATAGACCTCATAGGGATTGGCATCCCTTCAACAGGGGATGAGATTGTAATTACTCTTGGGGATATACTCCCATCCTCGTTCAACAGGAAAAGGAATCTCCTAGGGTCTCTTATCTTAATTTCTGAAGGAACAATGTAATCCCCCTGCCTCATCCAACAGATCTCTCCAATAGAAATACCCAAAATAAGAGCTTCGCAAAGTCCCCTGACAAAGCTATTAAAGGCAGAGTTGGAACTTACCAACATGTCCTTACCATAAGATTGTCTCGTATTAGACCCCATCCTATAAATAGCTTGACGTACGAACTCAGCCACCTCCTCGTCTCGATCTGAAGACGAAACAGGAAACACCTCCCACTTTCTCTGAATAATTTCCCCTACTAACTTCTCCCAGGCTGCCAGAGTTTGGCTATCGTTGAACAGTCGCATGTACTGCTCAATTGCCCTGGGGCCTCCTCCAGCCTCTTCTAAGAGAATGTCATCACGACGAGGCAGGACCACGCCAGCAGTGAGGCTGGGGAGGCCACTGTAGGAATAAGGGTCTGCTTTGTGACCAGCAAGACTTCCTTGTGATACCCCTAGAGAGAAGTATCTATCAAAGAAGCCTGTTTTGATCTTTAGCTCAGACCTCTCCCTCTTGCTATCGCCAGTGACTGTGTCACTCATCTTCGTTTTTTAGATCTCCATTATCTTTAAACTTTTGCCGATCTACATAAACTACTTCCAGATTTAGAATTCTTTCATATAGCTCCTCTCTGGAGAGCTTCCCCTCCTTATAATCCTCAATAGCTTCTTTGGCACCCTCTACAATTACTGACTCGCTATTGGTAATCAGGTTGATTCCTTCCCTTCCCATTGGTTTTGATCCTGTTTAGTCTTTCTCTCAATCTCTTTCAACTCATTTTTCCAATTTTCTTTATAATTATGAAGGTGATTGATATAGATATCAGACCATTCTGCATATTCGCTTGTGTAGTCTAGCTCTGCCGGTCTATTTTGAATAAAGTCTAGAGTAAGAGTCTTAACTCCTGCCTCGACAAACGGGAGTATGGAGCAGTATTTTTGCAGTGTATTTAAATCAAGGCGACTGAATTTAGCTTGAGCTTCCTTGAAAAGTGGGGAGGTTTTAATATCCTTAGGAAGCAAGGGGGTAGTTTTAGAAACAGAGTCATCGATGATAGGTCTAATCTCTTTGTCGTTGAACTCCAGGTTGAGTCCGAACATTGAGGGCCAAAATTTGACCAAATTCTCGTAGATCAGCTCTAGAGAGATCGACTCAAAAGTCAAGCATCTGGATTCGAGCTCTTTTTGAACTTGAGAAAAGGATGATTTATCTTTAGCATGGGGCCACCTCCTAATCCTCTCTGCGCAGCAAACAAAATAAACTATTGATGTGAACAGATTTTTTACCTTTAATTTATTTTTGTCGTCATTAGACAGAGAAGACCAGTTACTGTCTGATGAGAGGAGGGAGTAGAACTCAGAATGGAGGGCATTGCAGAAGCTAGTTATACCATTTTTCACCTTGGTCTTGGAGAGCTTGAACATTTGAGCGTCTCCACACTCTGCCCCTGAAGTTAGAGAGTTAAACTCCTTGTCCTCCTCGGTGTAGACGTACGTATCCCCACCCTTTAATAAACTACTCCTTAGCTCCTCTATCTTTAACTCATGGTCTAATATGAGCTCTGTCTTCCAGCGGTCATGCTCCAGGATCCTCTCCAGACTCTCCGGGCTCAACTTGATCAACTCTAGGAGATCTGTCAGGTTCAGATGGTTCATTCTCTCTTTTTTTGATCTCCTGGTTTACCAAGTTAATGATATCATTATGTCTCCATGTGTCAAGGAGTCTTTTGAAAATCTTAGGATTCACTCTTCTCATGTCCATTCCTGACATTAAAATCCTATTAAGATCCTCATAGATACTCATACCTGGCTCATCATAAAGAATAATGAGGGGGGATTTTAAGGGGGAGTCAGTGGACTCTACAGTGGAAAGGCACTGAAAAAGATAAGACAAGGTATTAAGACTAAACCCACAAAATACAATAAAGTCTGCACTTCTAGCATTGGCTTCGGTAATAGAGTTTTTGGATTTGAGATCCACCCCAGGGAGATCTTCCAGGATTTTCTCGAGATGAATAGTCATCTTATTGATGTCGGAGGTTGTCTCTGCCTGTTTTGATTTGACAAGGACTACTGACACTTTCTTGGCTTGTTTTTGTACTTGCATAGCTAAGTTTTTTCTTCGAACTTTAAACGAAAAGTTTAAGGTTTGTTAGAATTGATCAGATATATGTATGAGTCTGAGCTGAGAGACCTTAGAAGCTTTGAGGGAGAAGCTCTTAAAAGTTTAATGTCTTCTCCAAGTCAAACTAGTCTCTTCGCTAACTACGAAAGGTCCTACCTAATCGGGGTTGAGTTCTTGCATACCCTAGCGAATGAGATCGAGAATAGATCTCGGGTCAACCCGATCTCTTTCAAGAAGCCCCTATTTAAAGCTTTTTATGATCTACAGCTCAACGGAGAGTCTCTAAAAACCTTTGTCAATATCTTCTTTCAAGCTCTGCCTCAGTTTTTAGCCGAAAAGGGGAAAATCAATTCCGAGTTTTCAGGAGTTATTAACACTTACAGAGAGGCAGTGCTCTCATCTATAGACGAGAATAAGTATATCAATAACTATTCGTATTCTTTGAGTGGAATTGAAGAGTTCAAAACCTCAACAAAAAATGTAAGGATAACTCCACTGTCTAAAAACGAAAAAACTCGCACTGTCCAAACCCTATTCCCCTGCTCTCGCTACTGGTATCCTCCAAAGCAACGACCTGACGAAGTCTACTCCCCCCTACAATTTAATAAGTCAAAAACATCTTATAAACCAATAAGTGCTAACCCAGGAGTTTTCACCACAGTTTCGGATGAGACTGTCGTTTATGAGGGGAAGGTTTATACTAAAAAACCTGGAGTTGTGACAGCTAATAACCGGTTTGTAGAGGAGGACTGGGATGTCTATGTACCTAAGAATTTTAACCCCTCTAAGTCATTTAGTAAAGTGTACTCAGAGCTATTGAAAGGAGTTTATACAGATCTTTCAGAGAACGCTCAAGTCATTAACTCCATTACATCTGATTCAAAAGTACAATATTTTTCGCCAGACATAGATCAAAATCTATTAGACAAAGATTTACTTATCCATAGCTTCGGAGGAGCGGGAAAGAAAATCTATGACCACCTGGTTGAATTGAGAATTCTATCCGGGTATATGGGGGGTTATGAGGGGTCCCCTGCTGGGTCTGTATCTTATTTGTCAACAGTAGTTGAGTATCTAGATCTTATCTCCACTGGTAGAGTGTCTAAAAACTTAGAAGAGGAAGGGTTTGGCAACTTCAACTCTATATTTCCCACATCTTCCGATTCTTTTGGGAAGGAGGGGATAAATGGCCTTAGGTTTTTAGAGAAATTCTCTCCTCTTAAATCCTTTCTTCACAATCAAACAATCCCTGAAGACGTAGATATTTACAGAAAAACTATATCAATAAACCCTCTCAAACTTGAATTTGATATCGAGCTTCCTCAGCTCCAGGGTATCTCTATCTACGACCGAAGAGACGAAGACCTTGACTTTATAAAGGACTCCTTAAATGTCCTCATGCTCAGAAGTAAAATCTTTGGCGATAAACTAGACCAAATTTCTAAGGGGTTGGATAGGTACGGTCATTTGAGTGGTTACAACTCTTTGGGGTCAATTAGCTTTCAAGTAGCAGAGTTTCAGAAGATCTTCCCTCCAAGGAGTTATCTGAATCAGACCACTACTCCCGGAGGTTTCACTGGGGCAATACTCTCTTTAAGCAAAGCGTATGGTACTCTTTCTGACTCACTGCAACCTCTAAGCCTCCCCCCTTCTCTATTTTCTGAAGTAGTAGACTGGCTGAGGCTCTTGCTTAAGTCTTTAGAAGCAATTCGCCACGAGTTTATATCCCTTGGGATTAAGACTAAAGGTGTAGGGTATTTGCCTAATATTGAAACTAAAAAGTTTATCTCAAGCTCTAAAGACACTGCTCAATACCTTAGTCTACTGGGTTTCACAGACTCAGAGATCAACCAAATCTTCAAAATCTCCTCGTTTTCTGAGCTAATAGAGAAACTGGCTCCTCTCTCTGACTCTAAAGATCTCCACTCATTCTTTAGAGGTTACGAACTATCACAGCTAATTTATGAGTTTGGTGGGGATAAGGGAGTTGAAGCCTATTTGAACTTCTTATACAAGAAATCCCCAATCTCTGGGCTACTAAATGTCCTGTCTATTACTGAGATTAGTAAGTCAGATCAGACGTCCACAAGAATCTCCAAATATCCCCGGCTAATAGCTTTGCTAATGGGTCTTAGCTACGCCATAGATCCAGATCAACTAAATCAGTTCTCCTATATTCTAGGAGACAATAAAGTTGACCTACTGGAATCCATTTCCCTCCTTCTCAAAAATAATCAAGACACCATTATCAAAAAACAGGAGAATGTAGACGTGCTGAGTGCAGTAGTGGAGCAGCTTATTAGAGGCTACTACCCGTCAGACTTAGACTTGTCCCCTGATGTTAGCTATGAGTGGGTAAAGGAAAAATCACCAATAGATCTTAAAAAGTGGACAAAGGTAATTGACTCTAGCCTAGGCAATGTCGAGAACCCGGATAGGCTTAAATACTTATACGACAAAGCTATTGGCCTCACTTTGAAAGAATTGCTTGTACTTCTAAATAACCCTAGTCCTACATCTGGAATCGGTCAGATTATGGATGGGTTTTATGGTGGGGACTTTACTAAGTTTTTGAAGTATGCAAACATCAGTGGTTTGGCTATTAAGCTAGGCTACTATAAGAACTCCACACAGCTCAATAATTCTAGAACTGACTTTGATCTGACATACAACACCATCCCCTCTGCTCTTGAGTCTCTTGAGACTATTATTCAGTCTACAGCTTTAACTATTAAGCTCATTGAGATGTCCATAAACGAGGACTGGTACAACACCTCCTATAAAAAACCACAAAGCCTAGATTCTGTCTTAAATTATCAAAACAAGCCAGTCCAGGCTATGCTAAACTTGTTCACAGATAGCTCCCCCTTAACTCTTAAAAAGACAGTAGAAACAATTCCCCCTCAAGACCCCCCAGGAATAGGAAACTCCCGTTTGCCTAATAGGGTTGGGGTCTTCAACTCCTTGACTCCAGAGCAAGCAAGAATTCTCTCTTCGTCACCGACTCTGCCCCCCGTGGAATACTCTACAGAGTTCTCTTCAGCAGGAGTAATTAACAAGTTTATCAAAGTTACGGAGAGGAATTTGATCCTGAATAACTTCTCTCTGTCGCAAGAGGCCTCTTTACTTTATAACAACAAGTCTCCGGGGATTGTTGGCTCTGGTTCTCAAAGAAAAGAGACCTTAGCAGCTCCTTCAGAGAGCGACATGGCTCTATATAAAGAACTCAAAAGTCAGGAAGTTTCCTCATCCGGTACTGGTCGTAATTACCTAAACGACCCAGGCAAAGAAGATGAAGATAAAATCAATAGCCGCATCCCTTCTCACTTGTTATCCAGCTTTGACCCTGTAGCTTCTTGCAAGAGGTTTGGGGGCAAAAATTGTGAGGATCTCTACAAAGACTCCCAAAGATGCTCTGGTATGTTAAATAAGTCCTCTCTCCCAGAGACATACCACCTTGTGCCCTTCAATGAGGGGATTGTTGTGGATAGACCTTTGGGTTACTTCGCACACTATCTCCCATCAGATCAAAAGATCATCAGCAACAAACTGCCTTCCTACTATTCTCTCTTAGACTCCCCTGCTCCAGGCCCTGACTCAGAACCCTATCTCCCTTCTCTTAACAGGGACCCGATTGTGTTCTCCTCAGAACAGGAGAGTGGGGATCTGGTAGACTATGCCAATACTAGGATGGCTATTTCGGAGTTCCTGAGAATGTCTGGTAAAGAGCACACAGAATTAACTTGTGCTTCTATCCTCCATCCCCACCTGTACCAGATTTGTATGAACTCTTTGAAATGCAAAAGATTTAGACCATCCAATGAATCGAGGCTCAAATTCTGCCCTGCTCAGACGTCTGGTGGGAGGAAGGGAGTAGACCTATGACCATACTTAAGACTTATTTCAAAGCTAATTCTCATAATACTAAGAATCTCGGGGTAGGAGTTCTATCCCGCTCCCCCTCTTTTAACTACATCTCTCTGGAGAAAGACTTCCCTACTGATAATGCTGTGCTTAAGAAGCACATGAATAATTCCTTCGAGCTTGTCATTCAACATAAAACCCCAGGCATAGAGGAATTAAAGATCACTAACCAGGAGCTCACTACTTGGGAAGACTACTGGATTGACGAGAATAGCACTCTCGCTGACCCTAAAATCAAGTCAATAAACCTCCAAAAAAACCTCCTTTCTCATTTCAATGCGAACTTGAGCAGGCCTTCCCTGTTAAAAGTTAATCTGGAGTCAAACCCTGGCCTCGTTGGTGTCGTACTAAACTCCCCAAACTTGGAGTACTTAAATCTTTCTAACTGCAGCTCGTTGCAGAATATAACTCTGGGGGATAATTCAAAAATTAAGGCGATACTTGCCAAAAATTGCAATCTATCTAGTCAAGCGCAAGAAAACTTACTAAGGGACTTCAAACCTACCATCTCATCAAAACAAAGTGACGACTTTTTGATGTTTAGAAAGACTTATGACACAGTTCTAGACCTTCGGGGGTCTGAAGTGGACTGGGGGAACAGGAGGGTCGCTAGTAAGATTAGACTTCTTCTTTGCAATAACTGGCTGGTGTTATGGAGTAACTCCCCACCGACTACCATAGTCCCTCCTCAGATGTACTCCTTCTTTGCATCTAATTTAGAGGACGGGCTTATAAAGAAATATTATCTCAACTGAGTTTAAGGTCTAGTAGACTTATGGGAAGATGGCTGATTTAAGAACAAGGTTCATAGAAGACTATGCAGGTGGTCTCCTCAATGTAGCTCGCCAAGAATTTTCCTCCTCTGGGGAAGTAGCTTCTCAAGACGGCCTGCCCACGGATGGTGGAACCTTGTTTGTAGAGGATGGGACAGGGACAAAGAGTGGTCTTAAGCTGGGTGTTTCTCTCGCAGAAGTATTGGACCCTACTACTGAAGAGGGGTGTGTTAATGTCCGGTTCGCAGATAGAACTTATGCTAAACTAAGAGATCTCAAGCTCTTTACCACTGCAATTGCCTCAGCTCAAGCAGCTCTGTCCGAAGCTTCATCTACCTCTATTTCTAACTTAGAAACGACTCTTCAACTTCTAGAGACAGATATTTCCTCACTGCAGCAAAGCATTCAGACTGACATCTACGACACCAGAAACAAGATAGAAGAGGCTACTTCGTCAATTTCAATAATAACTCCTAAAGTAGCAGACTTGGATAGGGCCCTAGAAGTAACCACTACTAACATGGGCTTACTTACCCAGTCTCTCTCGTCTCTGACGACTCAGTTTGGACTGTTCAAACAGGAGACCCAAGAAAGCCTTGCTGATTTAGACTCAAGACTCACCTCTGCACAGAATTCTTACGTCTCGCTGGAAGCTAGAGTGGTTTTACTCGAAGAGCTTAATTCAGTGATTGCGTCTATACAAACTTCTCTCTCCACTCTAGATCAAAGAGTCACTGTTCTAGAGACTACTCCTTAAGGTGATCTTTAAGATCGCGAGAAACTTCCAATAACAACTCTTCTTCTAGACGTAAGGAGATCAGGGGTCCTGTTTTCTTCATTACAAACATGATCACCCCTACGCTTTTTTCTTCTTCCGTAAGAAACATGGAATCAAAAACTGCTTTATAATTTACCTCCCCACCCAGCATATATAAAACCACTTTTGGGTCAAATATCCATAAGCAATCTGATCTATCTCTTGTGGCTACGTAGAGGGAGAAGGGGGAGTGGTTTTCAATTACATAACTCAGAGCACTTATCATAAAGGGGACATCCCCAGTCCTTTTTAAGGACTCAAATAGAAGGTGCCTATCTTTTGCTGAGTTAAATAACATTAGACAATATAAGAGTTGTTAGCCTTTAGTCCTAGTCTGGCAGATACCTCTTTGTTTCTTTTTACTCTGGCTCTCCTCTCTTCTTCCCCTACAAATCTATAGTTTGTAAGAGGGGGAGGCTTAGGTTTTGAGGGTTGTTTTCTAGACTTACTCTTGGTGACCTTAACGGGACCTTCTGCTACAGGAGGAGCAACCTCCTGCTCTGTAACCTGGAGAGGGGTATCTTGGGGACAAGGGAGTAGGGGTTGTTGGTCTAGGGGGAGTTCGCTCATTTAATCCAGGTGCTAGTTTTGACTGGCTATAAAACTTTCGCATGGCTTCTAGGTCTTTTGCGGAAATAAACTTAGGATTGTTAGCCATGTTTTGGTCTTTTTCTATCTTTAAACTTAGAAATTACCAAGATCTACATCATCAGGATTCTGATTATTGTCAGAGTACCCAACCACTTCCTGAGCGGAGATGAACACGAATTTTTTCGAGTCTGATTTGTAGACTAAAACCATATTAGTGGTGGCAGGGGATAAGTTATTTGTATCCACAGGTATCCCATTGATATAAGATCTGGGGCTGATATCAATTGAGCTGCCAGGCTCTGGTGAAGGATTAGAAATGCTATAGTCTGTATCTATATAAGTAGCCCCTCCAGTCATTCCATAGGGATAATACGTCCCACCAGGAATGTCCACTAGTGAAAAAACCTCGCTCAACCCATTGCTTCCAGGAATATCTACTCTGTATGTCCATGGCTGCCACCCCCACATATTCGCAGGGGCAAAAACGTGCGGAATCTGGGGAGAGGAATCTGCTACTTGTGCTCTCTTAATCTTCAATGGCCCAGCATTAACTCTGTTGGCAGATCTTAAATACTCGGATTGGGAGAGCTGTTGTCGTACTAGAGAAGCGACTTGGGTGTCTGTACACCTGTAATCAGAATTTTCCTTTCCATGCAACCACTTATTATAGGGGTTTTCTCTTACAGCCATGGTTTAAACTACTACTGTCCTTTAAACAAAAGTGCCAAAAATAGGTTAAAGCTAGAAAAATACAATTATATGTCTCCTTCTAGCAAACAACTTCGCCCCTCTCAACAAGACGCAACTTCCTATGAGAACCTGGATGATGGGTTTGATTTTGGAGAACCTGAGGTGGTTGATGTAGAGATCTACCCTGGCAAATTTTTGTCCCTGCACGAACCCTCTGCAGAGGACATGATCTCGATTGACAAAGTCTCAAAAGACAAAAGTCTAGACGACGTTGAACAAGCACTTGCTGTTATCTGTATTCTACACCAGCCGGAGCCAGGAAAGAGAAAGCTCTCAATGAAAGATGCTAAGCGTCTGAGATCAAAGCAGATCAAGGCTCTTAATGACGCTATTGAGAATCTGATGGGGATAAGTAACGATAACAAAAGCGAAGGTAAATCTGACAGCTGACCGTAACTACAATTACACAGTCAGTGTAAAAGACTCTAAGAATCGAGTCTTAACTTTTAGAGACATTCAGGGTGGTGACCTTGAGTATCTGGATAAGATATTTGACCACGACTCCAGTAAAAAAGAGAATATCTCCGTCACTTTTGACGAAGTATGTGATGTCCTGAACTATCTCTTGGTCGAACCAAGAGAGTTTAAGCTCTCTGCTCTTACTAAGAGAACGATTATCGGGATCTTTGAGACCCTAAAAGAAGAGATACTTTCTAATTACATTTCTAAGATACAGTGGTTAAAGTACTGCTATGGAATCCAGAATGCTTCCTTCATTAATCTAGCCCATATGGAGACAGTTCCAATGTCTAAGTTTGTGGTAATGGTCAAGATCCATGAAGAGGCTGTTGATCAGATTAAGGGCGACCTAAATACAGACATTGAAGACAGTGGAAACTGAAACTGACACAACCTTTGTGGGGGATGATGAGAGGCTTAAATTAATTTTCATACTATGTGATATTTGCAAAAAACAAGATAGAGTCCTTCTTGCGAGATATGTCTATGTGGTTTCTAGAAATCTGGAAAACTCAGACTTTGACATAATTCTTAGAAGGGTTATGAAGATTATGGAAAATGTGACGACAAACGGAGTCTCCGGGCAAGATTGGCTAATGAATGAGCTTTTCACACTTTATAAACTAGGTTAATAAAAAGAAAAATAGGGGTAAGGTTATAGTTATATTGAGAGATTTAGTGTCTTCTTCCCTATGACCAATACTGTCAGAATCAATGCAGCTGCATTGAATCGGCCGGGCGTATTTGTCGGTCAAACATCCACTGGAGGTTTGCCTCAGCCTATTGCCACTCATGCTGTGGCGTATGTTTTTGGCACGACTCAGATGGACGGTACCATGGAGGTCAGGGCAATCTGCCCTACTCCTCTCTGTTACCCTACACCCCGACTCAGATTGCTTCCGCCGAGGACTTCGTTCAAAAAACTGGGGGTTCAATCCCTTCAGCTAATGCTGGTGCCCTTACTACCTATGACTCAGTCAAATCTTTTTTTGACAACGTTGGTATTAATGGTATTCTTTATTTTACAAGAGTTTCTCCTACTCCTGAGACTGTAATCAACATTACGTCCTCGACTGCAGGAGCTGGGTATAATCAATTTGCTATTAAGATCAATGGGCGCTACTTTGGCACCCCCACTGGAATGTATGACGGTGACAATGTTGAAATCAAAGTCATCTCTACAACTGGTCTTGACAAGGTAGATAACGCAAGAGATCTGTACCAGTTCTTCGCTGGCTCCAGCTCTAACTCTGATAGTTTTTCGGATTTTTACAGAGTCGAGCAGACAGCTGCTGAGGCTGTTTCTGGAAAACTGAGGCTGTTCTCTAGAGATGTAACAAATCTCCCTGAGATTGAGGCTTTTACTGCTTATTCTTTCAATAGCAATGATGAGATCGACCTTCTTTCGGAAGCCGGAGTTGTAAGACTCTATACTTCTGTCAAAGAAGCCCATTTTCGCTGCTCATCTAGAGACGTAAATACTGGAGAGAATATTCTGTTTGTCTCTGGTGCTGATCTCAGCAATTTTATTGAAACTGCTAACGCAGCTAACGCGGGTACGTATGACCCCACTAGTGACCAGTCTCAAATTCTAGAGGATTTCCTCGTTGCTAGCGATGTCTATACCTCTTTGTCAGATATCCCTGATAACAAGGTTATTGCTGTCAGCAAAGACCTTCTCACTGGGAATATAGCTGCAGATAAGTGGGAAAATGCAAGTGCTGGGTACTGGGAGTTTAGCTCCAGTGCTTCGAGCGGCCAACACTTTACTCTTCTGACGGACCCAAATGACAACAGAGTTGTTCCTAGTGGAACTGTGACAGGCTCTGGTTCCTCCATCTCTAGAGCGGGATATCTTCCTGATACTGTCCAGGCGTTCTACATCAACATCGCTGGTGATAATAGAGTGGTTATTATCAATGGTGCTACTCCTGAGGAACTGGCGAGCTCCTTGAGGAATGAGATTGTCTCTGTTCTCCAAGAGAAGGATGTCGCTCGTTTCTTTGATGTAGAAGCAGTTGCTTATGACCCTGATGACCTAATTAGCGATGGTTTTTACGTCCCGAACAATGGACGTATCTTGTCTGAACAAGTAGATCAGGCAGGATCCCCCTTCATCCGCCCGGAGCTTGATGATATTACGCTGTCTGGAACTGTGGGAGTTAGTGGTGGGGTTCTGACTGGAAGTGAAACTCTTTTTGCTAAAGAGCTGGGATCTGGTGATCAAATTGTTATCAATGGGAACAGATTCTCTATTGTCTCTGTTTCTGGTAACACTTCTGCTACTGTGACGCCAACTAATGTCACTATTTCTACCGGTAAAACTGCTAGTTTAGATCGCTCTCTTCCTAATGGATTCTATTCTCATGACTACGTTCTGAAAATTAGAATTAAGTCTAAGAATGGAGTTTCAAGCCCCATTTCTGCTGGGGTTAATAGATTTGGCAGCGTGGATAGCAATGTCTCTCTGCTTGTCTCTACCGCTCAAGACCTTGGTTATGAGGGATATAAACTCACTCAACAAGCCAAGGCTCAAGACTTCGTTTTTGCAATCGAAGAGGGCATGGGTAGTAGAGGAGATTTGGCTCCTGGCTTTGTTCTTGCTCCCGAGGCTTATGCCAGTCTGATCACTGGTGGGGCTAATAGTGATATCTCTTCTAAAACAGAAGCCAGACAAGAACGTCTAAAGGTTACCCAGTCTTTGACAGCTCTTGCTGAAGGGAGAATTGGCCAAGCCGAAGGTCTAACAGGTACACAACATATCGCTCTTATTGACGTTGGTGGGGATGAAAATTCTCTGTCTGACGCACAAGAAGAGCTAAATACGATTAAAGCCATTGTAGGAGTGCCCTATGGCCATTCTTCTTACTATGCGCCGTACATTAAGAACATAAATGACAGGTATGTCCCCCCTAGCGGATACATTGCTGGCATTGCTTGCTCCAGATACAATAACGAAGGGTTCCAACAGCCTCCTGCTGGCTCTCGTTATCCTCTGCGTGGTGCTATTGGACTCAAGTTCGATATCAGCGCTCAACAGCAAGAGGTAACTTACGCCCTTGGTCTTAACCCCATTAGATCTCTTCCCAACCGTGGAATTGTTGTCTGGGGAGCTAGGACTCTGTCTCCTAATCCCTTGTTCAAATTTGTCAACACTAGGGCGATTCTGAATGTCCTAATTGATGTTCTAAGCCGCAGCTTTGACGACATCTTGTTTGAACAAATTGACTCTGCTGGAACTCTTTACGCCCGTGTGAAGTCTGTAGCTTCACAGGTGCTTAGCCAGTTTTATCGCCAAGGTGCCCTTTTTGGAACCCGCCCTGAACAAGCCTATTCGGTTAGTTGCTCAGGAGCTAATAACAGAGATAACCTCATTGAACAAGGCACAGTTCGTGCTGATATTTATGTGGCTACGAGTCCCACTCTAGAGCGTCTTGCGATCACTGTTGTTCGCACACCCGCCGGTCAAGTCTCACTGATCAGCGACTCATTCTCTCGTAACGAAGAAAGGTACACATCCCTTCTTAACACTACATCCACCTTCCTCTGATGGATACAATCCTTAATGCAAAAACTCCTCTTACTGAACAACAACCCAAAAGGATTGTTCTGGTAGAGATCTTCAGAGCTGGGCCTCAGATTAGCTCTACTGGGCAGAAGATGGTGTTTGGTGAGGATGACTTAGACCAAGTTGTCAATAGTTACAACCCCACCACCCATGAAGCCCCTCTGATTATCGGACACGATCAAGAAGATGGGACTCCTGCATTAGGATGGGTGAAGAGAGTATGGAGAAAAGGTAAGGAGCTGTGGGGTAAGGTC